GCTCTCCACGTTTCCGGGATAAGCGTCTACCTCGTCCATGAAGAGAAATCTCGCCGGCATGCGACGGAGCCCCTTCGCTGAGTTCGCCCCCGTGATCGCCAGGATCCCACCGGGGAACTCCTTCATGAGGGTCGTGTTCCCCGAGTCCCGCGATCGAGCCTCCTTCACCAGTGCGCGTAGCGCCGGCGTCTCCTCGATCATGGGAGAGAGGCGCTGCTTGCTCTCCGCCCGGGCAATGTCGACGGTCGGTTCCACGAACAGGACCGGACCCGGAACGTGGTGGATGATGTAGCCGATCGCGTTGTTTATCGCTTCCGTCTTGCCCACCTGGCTCCCGGCCATGAAGACCACTCGCCGGGCACGGTTGTGAGCCGACATGCAGTCCATCGGCTCCCGGAGGTAGGGCGCCCTCGAAGTGCGCCAGGGCCCCGGCTCGCTCGAGGTCATCGAGCTCAGGACGCGGTGCTCATCCGCCCACTGGCTGACCGTGAGGACCGGGTCCGGCGCGAAGCCGCGGGCGGCGGCGTCGAAGACGATGAATCGGGCGCGCCGACGTTGGTCGTCTCCTTCCGGATCGTCTTCGACAAGGCCGAGCTCAGCTGGTTCAGAGCTCCCCGGATCGCGTCTTCGAGGATGTCGTGGCACTGTGCCTCCTCAGTTGTCGCCGCCATGGCGGAAGCCAGACGTGCCGGCAGGGTGTTGAAGGCGTCGCGCGCCGCGCGGCAGGCCTCGTAGATGTCGCCGGCGAGCGTCTCTCCCCGGATAACCAGGCCGGCCTCGCGCTCGTAATTGAGGCGGGCCATCTTGGCCAGGAACTTCTCGCGTTCCCCGCGGGACTTCGCGTACGAGCTGAGGGGCTCCGGGTCGTGACCGTTGCCGGGTGCGGGCTCATCCCCCGCCGGCAGCGCTGCCGCCCGCCTCGGCCTGGTCGCCCCCATCGGCGTCGAAGGAGCGCCTGGTTTCCGGCGCAACTTGGGGTCCCCGGTGACGGAGTTCAGGGGCTTGGAGTGGTCCGTCCGCTCCGCCCACTGCTTGTCCGCCCGGGCGGAGTCGATCTTCCCGTCCTTCCGCCTGGTGATCCTGCCGTCCGCGATCGCCTTCTGCACCGCTGTGTGGGAGACACCCCGGTGCTTGGCATAGGCGCGTACTGACAGAAGAGGCATCTCAGAGGGTGGCGGCAATCAGGGCGACGGCAACCCCTTGCGGAAACTTGTCTTGCGTCACCGACGCTAGAGAAGGACCGGGGTCGCCGTCACCCGTGGGGGTTGTTGTGGAAGGACCCAGGGCGCGTGGTAATAGGCGCTGGGGAGCGCTGTGGTAGCCGCCCTGGTCGAGATGGCGATAGGTCTTGATCGAGATGGCTGGCCTCCTCAAGCGGTCCTCCCCCGGTTGAACTCGATCGCCTTCATGACTTCGCGCTCCATCTCCTCCTTGAACCACACCTTGGCGGTAGCCTCTGCGACGGGGACGAACTCGAGGCGGCTATCGATGGGCACGCTCTTACTGAAGCGCCACAACATCTCGATGTCACTTCGCTTGGGCCCCGTGCGCCTGAACACGTTGCCGAGCGGAGCCGCCTCAGTGCTGGTGAGAAGGAACGTGCGATTGCGCCCTTTCCACTGAATGGCGCCTTCGGTGGGCAGGCCGACGCGCCCGAACTCATCGAAGAGCCCGATGCCCACCTTCCTCGTCTTGTTCCCCTTGCGCCGCTCCTGGGTAAGACGCGTGCCAGCGTGGAACGCCTTGAGGCCCATGCCGGCGAAGGTGTACTCGCGAGAGACAGGTTCGGCCTTGGAGGGTCGAGCCCTGCCCGTAAGCGGGATCGCGACTGACTGCGCGCCCTGCCTGGGTTCCTTGGTGCCACCGCGTTCGAAGATGGAAAGGAGTAGACGCCTCTGGCTCTTCTGGTCCGCTGCCTGAGCTACAAAGACTTCCGAGAACGGGCGCTGTTGCTTGACAGAGGCGAACGGCTTGATCCTGGCCGCTACCCCGCCTGGGCGCTCGGGGGTGCCAAAGAAGAAGCGCGGGTTCCGAATAATGAACCGATCTCGCATGCTCGCGAACTCGGCCTGCTGAATGCGCTTGGCCGTGTTGTTGACCGCGTTGACGGTCGCATAGGCCAGGCGCTTCTCACCATTGCGCATGCGCAGGAGCAGCTGGGTGTTGTCGATCGCGACATCGATCCTCATGGGCGCCTCCCCTTGCGGGTAGCAATGGCCTGCATCTCGTCGCGGTGGGAGTAGATGGCATTCATGCTGAGCCGCCCTGAGGAGGCGGTGACGAGAGCCCGGGCGCGGTCCGGCCGTGGGGTTGTGCCGGCGAGCCAAGAGTAGACGGCTCCCGGCGTGACGGCCGTGTTGGGGTCACGGCCGAGCTCCTCGACAATAGAGGCTACTGTCATCCGGCTCACCCAGCGTCCGAACCGGGTGCGCCACCGAAGTTGTTCCCGTCGATACACGCAAGCTGCCCTCCTGGACCTCGCATGATCGATGGGGGAAGTCTCAGCAGGCGCTCGATTCCCTGACGCCCACGCCACGCATGGTACTCACAACTTCAACACGTCGGCAAGGGGTCAGACGCGGTCGGCTTCCCAGTCGTACTCAACGAGCGATGTGCGCCCGCCGCTGGCAACGGTCTGGATGGTGACTCTCAGGTGTGTGCTGAGTCGGCCGAGGCCGTTGTCGATCAGCTCCTGGACTTCGGTGTAGGCGAACGACGTTCCGGTGAGACCGGTCTCCGTGTGGATGAGGGTGCCCGTCTCGCCGTAGATCTTGAGGGTGTAGGTGGAGCCAGCCTCCATGTCCGAGGTGACGCCGGCGCTTGCGTAGCTCCAAGAGCCCAGTCGATTGCGGTGCGACCATGAGAGGGTGAGTGCGCCGGTAAACGTCGGAGGGAACACGTAGCTGTTCCACTTCACCGCGGTCGGCGCGTAGGGTCGCAGGGCGCGATTCGGGCTGGTGGACGTAACATCCACCTCAGGAGCGGACGCGAGCGCGATCTCATCCCGCTGGTTGTAGGCCTGGAACTTCACCCCGGTGACGCCAGCATTGAGATTCACCAGGGAGCTGCCGTAGCTCAAGAACCAGACGCGCGCCCCGGCGGCGTGCTGGACCGCCTTGGTGTCGATGCAGCCGCGGATGCAGTCCATGAGCCTGATGCTGCCGGAGTTGCGGACCAGATCGCGGAAGGCGATGAACTCCTCGCCGTTTGGACCCGAGAGCCACAGGAGATTGCGGCCAGCTCCACAGTCGGCGTCGGTGCACGCCTGTATTACGTCGGTGTCCGGCCCGTCGAGGATCTCGATCTCGTCGTCAGTCTCAATGATCGAAGCTGAAAGAAGGCCAGAGGGCGTGAAGACCGGCTGGTCGTCGGACTCGCCGTAGGTGTGATCGAGCATCTCGACATAGGTTCGGAAGCCCATGGTGACGCCCCCACCATGCGCGGCCGCTACGATGGCCCGCGGTGTCACGTCGGGGCCCGGTGACAGGCTCTGCACGTACGGCCAGGGCGCGCTGATGGCGATCTGGCCGACCAGCGCCGCGACGTCGCCGATGGGATCCTCCCATGCGCTGAGCGGCGGCGGACTGTAGGCCGTCCAGCCCACCCCGAAGATGTCTTGGGCGGCCTCGATGGCGATCTTCCCGGACTCCAGTCGGCCGGTTCCGATGCGCGCGACCCGGCAGATGAGGCCGCTGATGCCGAGCGGGGTCCAGTTCAGCTTGAATACCGTGCCCGGCCGGAAGGCCCATGCCACGCGGTCGGCCTCGCCGGTGAGGACTCCCAGCGGATAAGCGAGCGAAGCAAAGGCACGCGCGACAGCAGCCTGGGCACTGGCAGCGTTGGAGAATCCTCGATAGTTCAACTGTGCGATGGAGACTTCCCCGCCCTGTATGGCGATGGAGGCCAGGTCTTGGGCTTGAACCAAGCGTTCCTGGAAGTTCTCCGCGCGATCGATGTAGGCGACGCGGACGGTGTTCCGGGTCTCACTCCATGCTGGCCGGGAGAACGACGTGAGGTTGAAGTTGGTCTCGTCGAGCACGGGCAACGTGGCAGGGTCGTAGTCGAGCCGGACCAGCTTGATCGTCAGGAGGCCCGTGAGCGGCTCGATGTAGGGTACGGCGTCCACGTGGCGCATGATCTCGATTAGGAGGTCCTGGGCGCTCGTGGCTTGATCCTGGAGCATGCTCAGGCCCATGCCCTCGGTTGCCAGCGTCTGACTTACAGCTATGAGGGCGGGCAGGTCGATTAGGCCGGCACTGATCCCGAGCCCATTGTTCGAGGGCGCGCTGGTGATCAGGTCATAGATCATGTTCGCGGGGTTGGCGTCCCCGCTGATGTTCTCGTCTCCGCCGGTGAGAGCGAGGCCATTCGGGGTGCGGCGCAGAACGAAGCTGATCGAGGGGATGGGCAGCGACTGCCCAAACTCGAATCCACCCGACATCGTGCCCTTGAAGACGGCGTAGCAGACTCCACGATATGCGGGCACGGCTTCACCAACGACCGACTCGACGTAGGGCGATGGATCCTGGGTGGAGTTGCCCTTGAACACGGTCACCGTGCCCTGGATGCCGCCACCCTTCTTCTTTCCTCCGTAGAAGTCCGGAAGGTAGAAGACGAAGTTGATGGCGTTGGCCGTGACGGTCTTCAGTGATGGGATGGCCTCGACGTCGTTGAACCGGATCGCAACAACGTCGTCGATGGTTCCGGAGCACAGCACCATCTCGAGCCCGAGCGTGTACCTGTAGGCCACAGTGGTGGTGTCGGATCCAACGCCGGCCTCTCTGGCGCTCACCGCTCTGATGCCGAGGTCGCCGTACCAGGTGACGATGCCTCCCTTCTGCTCGAAGGTTCCACACCCCCATGGAAGAGGGCGGCCCGCGCCGACCGAGGGAAAGTCGAGATCGCTCACGCCACCAGGGTCGAGCGATTGGCCCTTCGCCTTCGGGGCAAGCAGGTTGTATGCGATCTGGGCCGCGATCCACACGCCGACCTTAAGTATGAAGCCCCACATCAGTCGATTCTCTTCACGAAGGGGTTTACGCCTGGAAGGCGCGACCAGCCAAGGAAGTTGTCGAGGTTGGCGAACTTGAAGCTGCAGCTCTCTTCAAGGTGATCGCAACCCCAGTAGGCCCAGCACTGATCGAGGGACGCGAGGCCCGGCATCGGAGACATAAGCGTGACGGTGTTCCCGACGTGGCTGACGATCATGCGCGTCTCTCCGGCCGGAGATACTAGGCGCCCGGCGTCGAACCAGCCGTCAGCCCGCACTGCGAAGTCGTTGGAGACGACCGTCGCCCCGGTCACGGTCGTGATCAGGACGGAATCGCGACTCGTGGACGGGCTCACCCCGCAGCCGGTGGAATACAGGACATGGTTGCAGGGGCCCTGGACCATGATCGTGGGCACCTGGCGCTCTAGCTTCTTCAGCAAGCCAGTGCAGATCAGGGTCGCTTCTGACCCCTCGAATCGCGCCCTGGAGACTTCACCGGTGAAGATGAAGTTCGCATCCGTCAGCAGTTCTCTGTGGGCCCTGATAATCTGCACAACGACCTGGTTGGACGGGAGCTCACCGATGAAGAGGGCGGCGACGGGATTGATGCGTGGGACCCTGACCTCGATGGTCGCCGCAACGTCCTCCTGCGAGAAGTCCTGCTCGGTGCGGCTGATCGTCTCAGGCTCGAAGGTGCCCATCGGGATGACGACTTGGCGGTCGGCCGAGGTGTAGTACCAGGAGAGACCGCCAGAGACGAACCGGAAGCACTCGACCGGCTTGCCCTGGTATCTGCTTTCCTCGAGGTCCGCAAAGGTCACAGCGGCGCCTCCATCGGCAGCTCCCGCACCTGGATTGTCGCTTGCGCGATCCCATTGGCCGGGTAGGATGCCTCCACGTGGTCGCTATCAAGCCGGCAGAGCTTGAGGAAGCTGATGACGGTCTGGTCCTGGTCGTAGGCCCGCACGGCGCCCGGCGCGAGCGTGAGCGTCTCCGTGGCGAAGTTGCCGGGATCAGTCGCGTCCGCGATGCGATAGCAATCCAAGGTGCCGATGCCGAGGTTCCAGAGGGCGACATGCCGGCGGGCGCCCGTGGTGCCGAACATGAGCCCCCGGTACCGAACCCAGTTGATCGTTACGACCGTCTCGAGTATCTCCAGGTCCTCGGCCAACGAGAGGTCCCACTGGTAGCTTGGCAGCCAGAATGGAACCGCGCGGCCGACGCGCGCATCGAGGAAGTCGCGCATCGCTGCGATCTCTTCACGACCGAAGGCGGTCCATGTGAACGGGCGCGCCGGAGCGGGAGCCGGCGAGTGCTGGTCGGGCGTGCGCTTTCCAAGCCCCGAGTCTAGAAGCACGAACTTTCGGTGGGAGGTCTCCTTGATGGGCCCAAGCCGGTTGTAGTTCAGGGCGAGCACGTCGTAACCGAGGTAGGTCATGGCCTGAATCCATCCACGCTGAAGGTGAGGGCTTGGCTGGCGATGACGAGGCTCTCCCACGTGAGATCCTCGTCGGCGGATAGGCGCCCAATGACCAACGGCAGCACGGTCGTCGCCGGAGCGACCCAGGTGTTACGCAGCCCGAGGCTGAGGACGATGCGATCGGCCTGCACCTCAGCGATGCGCTGGGCCTCCCAGTGGTAGGGATCCGTCCAGAGCAGGACGAGGCCGTCTACCTCGAAGGGGAGGTTGGTGGTGTCGCAGAACACCTCGACCGCGTCAGCGAGAGCGTTTGCAACGAGCGGGGTCTGGAACTGCCACCGGCCGACGCCGAAGGCACGCGCCTGATTGCCGTGAAGGATTGCGTTGGCCATCTGAGCATCGCGCAGCTCGTTCAGGAGCACGGAGTAGGTGATGGACCCCACCGGTACGGCGCGCAGCTGGATGCGCTGCTCGTCGCCCCTAAACGCCTCGATGATGTCCGTCAGGTAGCCGAACCGCTCGACGACCGGGTCGGCCATGTTGGGAGGGAACGGGAATGGGATCAGTCGAAACCCGAGCAGGTGGAGGTTCGTGCCAGCCTCATCCACGCCGACGAAGACCCACGTGACCAGGTTGTCGATGAGCGGGTCACCTTCGGCGGAGACCTCGACCACGTAGACCTGGGAGTCGGAGGCGGGGAACCAGACCGGCTGCCCCAGGGTGTCGATCACAGAGACCCCGGGCGGGCCCTCCACAGTGATCTCCTGGAGCTGCTTCGCGCGCGACATGAAGGCGTTCCAGACCTCGACCTCGAGGGTCTGCTCAGAGACCACCGCGCCGAGGTCACTCCGGCGAGGGATGATGTGGATGCGGTCCAGGATCGCGAGGTCTGCCGCATGACTCCAGACGGCATTGAAATCGTAGGCGTCCGGACGCGGGTCGGCGAGGGCTGCTGAGAGCGCCGTAGAGGCATCCGGCGAGATCGCGAAGCTTTCGGCTGATGGCAGTGGCAGGACGGCGTTCGCGAGGTTGTCAGAAGCGTCCGGCCCGGTTGGGAGGGCAAGTGGCCCCGGAGCCAGGATTGCGATCGACACCTAAGCCGCCTTCCGCACCGCGAAGTAGGGAAACAGCATGTAGTCGAGCCCGCCGATCTGCTTGATCTCGCCGGCCGCGTACCCGCTCCCCACGGCCTCGCACCAGAATACGTTCGGCGGGTAACCGAGAGGGGCGTATCGGGCTCCAGGGTCGGTGAGTATGAAGGCGTGGAGCGGAAGAAGTAGGGCGT